GCATCGACAAAAGGATTGTTTACCTTGCTGCTCAAGTGAGAAGTGGTAAACTAACAAAAGAAGAGGCACAACAACAACTAAGAAAGAAGTCTCAATTCGATTTCACTAAACTTGGTAAGGAAGCCGAAAGGATGCTCAGATTGGTAAACCTACACAAGAGAGATAGATCATTCTTTGAGAGATATGACTTTAAAAGATACAAGTACCTCATCTTGATCCTTGCTAAGTTGAAAGTAGTACCATATACGTTTTATGTTAAATACTGTAAATAATCGAACAATAATATATAGTAATAAAACTGACTAATGTATTGATATATTGGTTAGGATAAATCATGTCCAATTATGGCGTATACTCCAGAACAAGTTGATAAATTAGAAGAGTTAGCTTGGATATATGTCCAAGAATGCTTGAATAATACAAAATCAACAATATCTCCAAGAGGGGATGTTATTCAGATTCCAGATAGACATATACCAACAATTGACTATTTTCTAAATATCTGGATTCCTTTGAGAGAGAAGATGGATCTTATAAATAGAAGGACTTGGTACAGATGGTTGAGAGAGGAAGGAATCAAAAGTCACACTATTAAAAACATCGAGGGGGAGTTTGTTGCTCTTGGCAAGGACATTGTGGCCAATGAAGGTAAGGGTATATTCTATGCCAAGAATAAATTTGGAATGCATGATCGTCAACAAGTTGAGACTCGCAATGTAGAGAAGTTTGACTTTGAATGAGTACAATCAAAGGTTATAAACCACATGACAATCAAAGAACTATTCATGATGCCATCAACCATGGTCATGAGAAATATTATGCTCTCAACATCGGAAGGCAGTTCGGCAAAACAATGCTGGGTATCAACCAACTACTTTGGTGGGCCATCAATGACAGAGGTTGCAAGATCGCTTGGGTAACTCCAGTTTATAAGCAAGGCAAGAAAGTGTTCTCAGAACTTGAGAGAGCAACCACAGCGAGTGGACTCTTCACTTTCAATAGATCTGATCTGATGATCTCTGGATTTGGATCAACCATTGAATTCTTTTCAGGTGAGAGACCAGACAACATCCGAGGGAATACCTTTGACTACATGGTTGTGGATGAGATGGCGTTCACCAGACCAGAACTTTGGGATGAGGTGTTGAGTGCAACAGTGTTGGTCAAAGGAAAGAAGATCATCTTCATATCAACTCCGAAAGGAAAGAATCATTTCCACAAGTTATGTATGCAACCAAATTATGATGATCGCTATGCTTACTTTCATTTCACATCTTATGATAATCCGATGATTGATCCAAGGGAGTTGGATGAGAGAAAGCGATCCCTCCCAGATTATGTGTTCCTGCAAGAATACCTCGCTGAGTTCATTGACAATGCAAGTGGAATATTCAGAAACGTATCTGATTGCATTGGCTCTGGAGTTAAGACATCAAAAATGTACGCTGGCCTTGACATTGGTCGAGCAGATGACTATACTGTTCTGACTATCATCAACCAAGATGGACAGATGGTAACTGCTCACAGATGGCGCCATGATGAGTGGAGCAAGATCATTGAGAAGGTTGCAACACTGATCAAGCAATACAATGCAACCACATTGGTGGAGGTGAACAATCAAGGGGATGTATTCTTTGAGATGCTGCAGTCAAGGTGCAAGAATCTCATCCATCCATTTGTCACTACCTCCAAAACAAAGCCAATCATCATTGAGGATCTGGCGGTGGCATTTGAACAAAAGGCTATCTCAATTATCAATGAGCAATGGTTGATTGATGAGTTGGATAATTTTTCATATATTTACAATCCGAATACAAGGAACGTGACTTATTCTGCACCAGCTGGCTTACATGATGATGGTGTCATCTCAACAGCATTGGCTTGGAACTGCCGAAAGGAATACGCAAACAGAGGAAGATATATGGCTTTGAGAGTATGAAAGAACTTGAGATACAACTACCGACATCAATAAGTCAATGCACACCAGATCAGATGGCAAAGTGGCTGATGATGGCAGAGGCAATGAAGGAGCAAAAGGATGATATTACTCAGTTCCTAATCTTCCAATGTCAGTTGCTGAGTTTATTCTCTGGAGAGTCAATCAACAAGATCAAGCGAGCAGATGTAAATAGTATTCAAGAAGCCTCTGCTCACATGTTACAGATATTGACATCCTATCAATACAGTGATCCAAAAGATGTGATTGAGATAAACGGAAAGGAGTTTAGATTTGAGAAAAACTTTGGACATGTCTCAACTGGTCAGATCATTGACTTGAAACTGATTGAAGATATCAGCCAAGATCCATGTCAAGCATTGGCGATTATGTACATTGAGAAAGGGATGGAGTATTGTCAAGAGGATGACAGAGGAAGAGTGTTGAATCCAAACGAGGATAGATATAAGATATTCAAAGAGCATTTCCCTGGTGATGAGTTTCTGAATTTCTTTAGTTTTTTTTTGGACTTATCAGAAAAGCGGAGGATGGCTATCTTAGGAATTCAGACAGCGAGAGCGAAGATGGAGATGATGCGGATATCACAGGACCAGAAGATTCAGAGTGGTTTAATTGGACAACTATCTTACATCGACTATCCAAAGAAATGGGAATCAGTGTGGACAAAGTTACACAACAACCTTATGTGAAAACTTTGTTCTGGATGAACTACTTTAAGATAGTGGATGAAAAAGAACATCAACGCATATTAAGTAATGGCAGAGTATGATTTTCTTGATGACTTTGGGATCTCAACTGCGGATGCTGATCAGCCAGCAAGTGTGTATGATAAGTTCTTAATCGAGGTATCTAATCAACTGGCAACAGAGTTTAGAGACTATACAAAGAAAGTTGCCAACAATACTGGAGGATTGGCAGCATCCATCATCCCAGTTCCAACTGGACAGCTGTCATTCAGATTAGAGGCTGATGATTACTATCCATTTGTGGATCAAGGTGTGAATGCTGTGGGGACCAACAACTATGGTAGTCAATTCTCATTCAACTATCCTGGTGTATCTCATAACATGGCAACAGCAATCAGTCAATGGAAAGGACTTGAGATGTCACATGCATATGCTGTTGCATCCAACATCAAGCAACGAGGATTGAAGCCAAAGAGAATCACTGACAATGTCATCACTGATGAGGTGTTGACTAAGATAGCAAATGATTTGGCAGAGATAACAGGATTGATGTTTGAAATTAAATTTGATAAAAATACAGAATCATGGCAGTAACCATTTATGATGAGCCAGAATTAATTGCACCAGCTGGCAATCCATTGGTGTTCACATTCAGCAGTAATCAGACTGCACAACCGAATTTCAGTTTCATTGTTGAGGTTTATATTGACAGCCAATTGAGATTAACACAAGAGGTGTTCAGGCAATTCAACACATTGGCAAGGATTGATGTCTCTGAGGCAGTTCAGAGTGTGATATCAAATATCATCCCAACAACAAACATTGAGAATGATGCATCAACATCGATGGTTACTTATTCAATCATTGTTTATGAGAAATATGGATCAACACCAACCATACAAGCCAGTGCAACAAGCAACACATTGAGAGCAATCAATGCGGCTCTTGAATATAAAGATTGGGTAAACTGGGATTATACAATCTATGATCCTAACTTGACACAAGATGCAGTATTCATGACTTACTTTCCGACAAACAGGAGGGCTCTTTGTGGAATGCAAGAGAATTTCTTTCTTGGATATTTAGAGCAAACGGCAGCGGCTCCAGTTATTTTGGAGATATATCTTGAGGATATTCAAGGCAATACGATTACAAGTGATTCAATTAATCTAACATCTGTTGAGTTCAACATCTTGAATGTTGGGCCACAAGTTATCATCGGAAATTCAACCATAACTCAGAATGATTTTGATGACTGTTATAGATATTCAGTTTCGGTCAGTGTTGCTGGCGTTTCATTTGTTGGCCCATTCATTATTTACATGGATCTTGAATGCAAGAGATATGATACCTATAGACTGCATTGGTTGAATAAGTTCGGAGCATTTGACTCATTCACATTCAGCCTTGTGTCAACAGAAGGTGCAACCGTTGAGAGTTATGGTTATCAAAGAGATCCAGGCGTTTGGGATGGGACCAGTTACACATATGGTTTATATGCTGGTCAATCAATAAACTTTGCTAAGACTAAAACTGAGACATTGACATTAAACTCTGATTGGATCAATCAAGATGTTCAACAATGGTTGGTCAAGTCATTATATGACAGTCCAATTGTTTATCTTGAGAGAGAGAATGGAACTGAGTTTGAGCCAGTGAAAGTAACCAATGGTAATTACACATTGAAACAAAGGCGAAGAGATGGTCTCATTCAAGAGACTGTTAACATAGATAGAACATTCACATATAGATCACAATTGAACTAATGGCTGGAGAGTTATTTATAAATGGGAGGTTGGTTGACATAAATCAAGATGCTCCATTTCCATTGACATTCAACATCAGTGATATCAAGGATCTGAATGCAAGAAAGGGCAACAAGTCAAAGACAATCACATTGCCAGGGACAAAGAGTAACACATCTCTGATGTTGAGTGTGTTCACCTTGAGTGCAACAGAGAAACTCAATGATGCGGATAGTGATTTTGTTGACTTTGATCCAAGCATCAAGGCGGAAGCACAATACTATCAGAATGGATTACTTGAGTTCAATGGTGTTGCTCAGTTGATGAGTTGCAAGGTGTTGAATGGGATCTGGTCTTTTGATATCACATTAGTGAGTGACACAATTGACTATATTTCAAGATTGGCAAAGATCAAGGTTAATGAACTTGGATTCAGCGAGTATGAACACAACTTGACATTAACAGATCAGCAAGATACATGGAACGGAATCATCCAGTTGAATGGATCTCCATCCAGCAATCAGGACTCTCAAGGGTGGACGGGCAGAGGTTATTACTACGGCTTGATTGATTACGGGTTCACACGTCCAGCACCATCCACCTTTGGAGTTGAGCACATGCCTCCACAAGTGTTCTGCTATCAGATATTGGAAAAGGCATTTGATTATTGTGGCATCACATGGAGCAGTCAGTTTCTTGAGAGTCAATTGTTTAAAAAATTATTGCTTGCATATCCTGGTGGAGATCTTCCAACCATAACACAAGCACAAGCGGAATATGAGTCACTTTACACAACTCAAGATAATAGCACAACATCGAGTGGTTATTTTTTAAGCAATGGGTTTTTTGGATCTGGAGGTGTGTTGTATTATGCAGAGCCTAATCAACCAGGTGTTGTGTTGTTTAGTGATTATGAGATATCATCGAATTATTCAGCCATCATCAATCAAGATGATTTGAGTCAAGCACAAGAGTCATCACCGTTAAAGGTTGTTCTTGCATCAAATGGTTTATATAAGATTAATTACTTAGGTGATCATGATGTTGACATTAACATCACTGGAGATGGATCTGGTGCATTTGGTGTGAATGGTGATTATGAAGTGACTCTATTGATTTACAAGAATAATACTTTGATAAGCGATGATATTATTTATTCTGGAGTGATCACATCAGCAACAACATCTCTCACATTCTCATTTGACTACATAAGAGGATTGAATGTGGATTACAATGATGTGTTGAGATTTGAGGTTCGTTTCAAAATAAACAACTGCTATATTCAAAGAACTGGTTTAACGTATTCAAATATCCTGGTGGACATATTATCCAATACATCTGATTTGAATGTTTTGAAACAACAGCAATCATTGACTGCTGGTG